TCGACCAAAAAGGGATAATGGTGGATGTTTTCTTTAGTGGAAAAGGGTGGCTTTGTGACGATGTTACTGATTGGATGCCTGTTGAAAACACAACAGTATTTCCACCAGACAAGCCAAGAAGATAACGCCAAAATAACTGGCGCAGTGAAACGGAGTCCACGTTAATTTTATTGTTATACACTTGGAGGCCATAATGTACGAAATACCTGAATCTGTAGAAGAGCTTTTTGACAATGGAGAACATAGTTACAGTATCACTGACCCAGGGCAGAGCGGAGATAACATATTTGCAATGAATCTATTCCTCGAATGCATTGGAGTTCCAGGCGAAATGGTTGAATGTGACGATGGCACACAAGTAACACTGTTCGACGGAAAACGTCGGATAGTTATTGATTCAGGAGGCCTTGGTGACTTTCACTTGCATGGTTACGATGTGACCGTGTTAGATGTATAACGCACGAATAAGCCGCCGGGGCTGTTCCCGGTCGGGCTTTATTGCTTGTTAGATTAAATTTTTACGGAGACTGATATGAAAAAAGTATTTTTAGGTGGCACGTGTAATGAAAGTACATGGCGTAATAGAATGATGATCTATTTATATGATGATGGACTACAGTATTTCAACCCTGTGGTTGATGATTGGACACCTGACTGTATGAAAGAAGAACTTGAACAGCGTGGCTTGTGCGATTTCTGCTTATATACAATTACTCCTAAAATGACAGGGGTATATTCTATTGCTGAAGTTGTCGATGACAGCAACAAGAGGCCTGAAAAAACCGTACTGGTGTTGTTGCGAGATGATGGAGATCTTAAATTTGATGCAGCGCAATGGAAGTCTTTGGGTGCTGTGGCTAACCTGGTAAGAGAAAACGGAGGAAGTGTTTTTAGTGACCTCAAATCAGCTTCCTTGCACATGGCTGGTAAGTAATCTAACGAAATTGGATAACCTGTTGCCGGGCTTTATCGGCAATCAGATTTATACCCTTGTTCTTTTTTAAAGGAGATAGGAAATGAGTGTTACCGTAGAAAATATAAACATTGCAGTGAGTGAAGCAGAGCGGTTCATTGTTAAAGCAAAAGAGGCAACTGATAGGCTGGAGGCAGATAGGTATGCAGGTTTCGGATGCAAAGAGACTGGGGCGCTGAGAAGGTCAAGTATGGACTTAACTAGGGCGCTTGTAGGCATACGTTCCACCAAAGGATAACGTTTGAGCTCACAGGATTTTGCCATTAAAACGAAGGAGTACGATAAACGATGAGCCACGGAAAAGAAACAAAGACCGAAATAGCGCAGAAGGGTAAAATTCCTTGTGAAGCGCCTTGTTATGCCAAGGACAACAGCGGCAACGATTTGTGTGCTGATTTTTGCTACGAAAATATTCCTGATGGTGTGTTCCGTAGGGTGGCTCACATTGTAATGTCCGAGGCAGAGCCGTATTTTGTTGGTGACGAACTGTGCCTCTATACAGAATGGACAGAATGGACTAGTACTGATGTCCGACAGACATATGTGTCTCTTGATAAGGTCCTTAATGACACAATAAAAATATTACAAAGAGAGGACTTGCTGGAGTTGGCGTGTGTACTGCAGAGCCTGTCTGTTAAAGCAATCGTCGCGGCGTTAATGAAGAAGGCATAACGCTTTAACTCAGTTGCGAGGCAAGGTGGACGCTTCGTAGCGCAGGAGTTCAACGAGTCTACTGGAGTGAATTGTTATGGCTGGATCATTGTCACACATTGTAGATAGTAGAACAGGTAAGTTTAACATGGATTTAATAGAAAACTTAGGCGATGCCCACGAAGCATTACAAGAATGTTTTGAGCTAATCCGCACAATGACAGGTGGAAGCAGAAGAGAGGTTAACAAATATTGTGTCAATTTGAAATTCCCTTCCATAGACCACGATATGGAATAGTGGCATAGGCAAATAACGTTTCAGCTCACGGGGTTTTTGCAATTAAACCACTGAATGAGGATTGAAAATGGAAACTGAAAATAATACAGAAATTAAGCCCGAAGCCGGAAGTGCAAAAATTCCGGTGCAGCGTTTTGTTATCTTTTCGAGGTGGTTGTTGTTTGTTCCTGCCGGAATTTTCGAGATCCTTTTAGCTTTGCTTGCCGGTGTTACCGTCACACTCCATTATGTCTGTTCTGTCACCCTTGATGTCGCATATAAACTACCAAGCATTGATTGGTATTGCGGTGGTAAATATGTTCGCAGGAATGCTCCAAATGGGAACCCGATTAGTAATGACAGAAGATAACGCTTTAGCTAATGGGCTTGCGGATTAAGGCCCAAAATATAGGTGAAAATATGAACGATAAAGAAGCAATAAAGCCAGAAACGCCGACAAGTTCCGCAAGTCCCTTTGAGCGTTTTGTTAGCTTTTTGGGTTGGGCTTTTAGAAGGAATTTCCAGTGTCGTTTTGGTGTTCATTGGGGCATTCCTTTTTCTGACATTATCAAAGAGCATACCTGCCCTGACTGTGGAGATTATTCACCAGCTATAAAATGGCCAAGGGCTCCAGTTACAAAGCCACCACCAGTTGACGACGACGATGGTGATACTATACACAGTTTGAGGTTTCGAGTTTTAAAGGCAAGGGCTGAGTTGTTGGAGGAAGAGGTTAGAAAGCTCAACCTGCCTAGCGGCCCATGCACAAGGTAGTTGTGAAGCTAACGTCGTAATAACCTGTTGCCGGGCTTTTCGGCAATCAGTGTTGATTTAATTGTTATAAACCGGGGTTTTATTTATGGGAAAAACAAACTCAAACATCCCAAAGAGCAAAAGAGGCGGCTATGATTTTTGGAGTCGTAGGTATGGCAGTGGCCATTGGCCTCTTGGCGGTTGGGCAAAGAGGAAAATACGCAGAATTGAGAGAAAAATGAGAAACAAATTCATACAACGCTCTCTGCGTGACGAAGGTTTATAACGCCAAAATAACTGGCGTAGCGTAGCGGAGTCCACGTTAATTTTATTGTTAGGTCTCCGTAGTAATTATTCAAAAATTTGCGAAAACTCCTTGACTTTAGTATCCAATGGATATATATTAAAGACAAATGAAAGGGGGATTAACCCAAATCCAAGGAGAACACAATGACAATCACGACGAGCTACACGAGAAAAGAAGCGGGCCGGAAAATAGCAGAGCTAATTAAAAACTATTATCTTGGCAATTCGATGGATCAGACCATTGGTATGACAGCAGATGGAGAGCTGGATTATCAGTATGATGTTCATGGCGGCGACGTTGAAGTTTCTTTTTATAAAACTGAGGGCGGTTTTTCATTGGGCGAGGGAGATCCTGAGGATGAGGCGTGGTGGACAGAAGAAATTCTTGATTCTATAGGCGAGTTGCTGGTCTCCGACTGGGAGCCTGTAGAAGCAAACGGTAGCCCGATTGATATAGAATATGCAGTATAATGACTACCATCAAAGAGTCCCGACTTCGATTGGGGCTCACTCAAAAAACAATGGCCCTCTATTTCGGCATGACACAGCCCGCTCTTGCAAAAATAGAGGGTGGGGTTGAGGGACGGAAAGAAACGAAAGGGCATCTCGCTCACCTGGTTGCAATTGAGCTGTTAAATGAGCATGGATTATTAGATGAGTTGGTCACGAGGCTCAAAGCCACCTGACGATTGAAACAACTAGTGCGGGGCTGTTTCCGCGCCCAAGCGAGGAACGAGAGCTGTTGATTGGATTGTTATACGGAGATAATTATGGAATGCCCAGCATGTAAAGAGGACACCTTGAGGCACCTTCACGCCTGTGCATGGGGGATGCCAGAAACTCACATGTGCGGATCGGAACGTTTTGAATGTGATTGTGGTTTTTATGTCAAAACAAAAGAAGACGCCGAAGAGTTCGGGCTAGTGTTTGTTGAAGATGTCTAACGATTTAGCTCACTTGAAAAAAGGATGCGTAGCAACATGATGGAACAAAGACAAGTAATAGAGCGTGGCACAGAATGCAGCAATAGCCGGAACCTCTTTTTTTCCAGTGTAGCGCCTTGTTATAAAAGCGTACGTAAGGAGATTGTAGGTAATTGCACTCTGTACCTTGGTGACTGTCTTGATGTTATGCCCTGCCTTGACAGTGTCGATGTTGTTATTGCTGACCCTCCATACGGTACCACAAAATGTGCATGGGACGCGGTTATCGATATCGACAGAATGTGGGGGTGTATCAAGGGGCTAACTGCTGATAGGTCTGCAATTGTGTTGACGGCTCAAACTCCATTTGACAAGGTGTTAGGAGTGTCAAACCTAGAGATGCTGAAATATGAATGGATATGGGAAAAAACCAACGCCACAGGGCACCTCAATGCCAAGAAAATGCCGCTTAAAGGGCATGAGAATGTGCTGATTTTTTACAGGAAACTGCCAACATATAACCCTCAAATGACACAAGGGCATGAGCGTAAAACTGCAACAAAAAGAGATACACACAGCGAGTGTTACGGTAAGGCCCTTAAAACAACTCACTATGATTCAACTGAACGGTACCCCAGAAGTGTTCAAAAGTTTTCCAGCGATAAGCAAAGAGAAAACTTACACCCGACTCAAAAACCTGTGAAGTTGTTTGAATATTTAGTGAAGACATATTCAAACCCAGGAGACACAATTCTTGATTTCTCAATGGGTAGCGGTACCACTGGCGTTGCTTGTGTTAACCTTGGACGGATTTTTATTGGGATCGATGATGATCCGAAACACTTTGAAACAGCGTTGCAACGAATTAAAAATGTGAGTAGGCAAGGTAGGCTATTTTAGCTTTATAACATTGCAATAAGTGGACAAGTTTCCACCTATTGTCGTACTGTATGGTAAAGATGGAAAACACTGCCAGGCACCGAGCCTGATACCACAACATTATTAATTTTTGTTAGCAACAGGGACCGGTGGCCTGTGATCGGTGCGAAACCAAGAGTTCCATGGCTGTCTCTGGCCGGAAAAAGCCAAGCAACCCCGCTGATGCGTTATGAGGAATCAGGCCGATGGTTCGAAACTGCGGGATCGGCATTTTTGATAACAGATAAAAATCTCACCCGTCAAAAAACCTGTCAACCCTAAAAAACAGCAAAGAACCCCCTTCTCCCCGCAACGAACCCCCGTTTACCCGCAAATACCCGCATCCATCAATTAAGGCAAAAACCATGGGGTATTGTGGGCTCTGTACAGTTGACGAAAAACTCAGCTTTTTAGAGCTTCCTACTATCCAATGGAGCGGTGGCGATGTAATGGCGTTTACGCAAGACGATTTAGACAGCATCAAGCGGGCGCGGGTTGCGCTGGCACTTGGCACGCGAATCGAGGCGGTGACTATCGCCGGCGATTCGTATACTTTTTCTTCCGGTGCCTCGGATCGTGACCTGGCCAGGTTGGAGGGTCGTATTGAATCTGAACTCGATGCCGACTGGAATCCTGCTGCTCATGCCACCAATGGGGGGCGAGGCTGATGGCTGCCAAAGCAACTATCCTACGCCTGGACGATTACCGGGGCGAACGCTATGCCGCCGGACAAACAGGCCGCACCAATTTCGACTGGCATCCAGCCAACACCTCTATCAATGATCTGCTGTCGATGGCCGGTCCTGCTGTGCGGGCCAAGGTTCGCCAGCTGGTTCGTGACTTTCCGTATTTTGCCAGGGCTAAACGCATTATCACTGACTTTGTGGTCGGTGACGAAATCACTTTGCAATCACGCGCTCTTGGTCCTGATGGCAAGTATTCCCCAAAAATTTCCCAGAAAATAGAAGAAGCATATAGCCGGTGGGCAGACGAGGCAGACATTGCCGGTCGCCTGCATCTCAACGAGATTGTTCGGCTGGCAAAAGACCAGGACACCGAGTGTGGCGAGTTTATTATTGCCACCACCCGCTCATCCCGGTCCGGTCGTTTCTTGCCGCTGGCCCTGCAGATGTACGAGGCCGATTGGCTGACCGATTACGGCACCCGAATCGTTACCGGAAACGAAATAGAGCAGGGCGTTGAATATAACCCAGCAACTGGCGAAACTGTTGCGTATCACCTGACCGACCCTTCTGCTTTTCGCACGCCGCAGCGCATCCCGTCAAAATATATTACCCACGGATTTGAAACCTTACGCCCTGGCCAGTTGCGCGGGATCTCCGCTTTTGTTCCGGCGGTTATGGTCACCCGGGATTTGCAAGATTGTATGGAGGGGGAGATTGACGGCTTTAAATTTGCCTCAAAATGGCTGGCCTTTAAAAAGTCGATGAACCCGAATAAAAAGCAGGGCCTCGACCGCCAGGGATTAGACGATGTGTCGATGCAGAATCTGATCATTGAATATCTGCAGTCAGACGAAGAAGTCACCATTGCCTCCAATCCCCGACCATCGCCACAACTTACCCCATTTGTCCGGCTGGTTTTATCCATGCTGGCAGTTGGCACCGGCGTCCCCTATGAACTTATATCTGGAGATTACCAGGGCCTCAATATGGCGGTGACCAAGGTTGTTCGGGCTGATTTTCGCCATGTTTTAAAGCCTATTGCCAAACGCCATATCCGCCAGTGTTGCGATCCAATATTTAAAATATTTCTTGATGCGGCTGTCCTGCATGGTCGCCTCGATCTGCCTGGCTATTGGAACGATCCATATCGTTATCAGCGATGTATCTGGCAACCGCCGGTCGCGGATCCGGTCGATAGACTGCGCGATGGCAAGGCGGATATTGACGAGAAAGACAATTTACTCCGTTCGCCCCAGGAGATAGTCGGCGCCCGTGGCCGTCAACTGGAGGATGTGTACACCGAGATTGTCGAGGCCAAAAAACTAGCAGAGGCAATGCAGCTTACCGACAAAGAAACCAGTACCGCCCTGGCCAATAACCCGGCGGCGATCAACAAAGAATAACCAAAGGAATACAAACGATGGCGAAAACATACGATATTTACCGGTCCCTGTCTCTCCCCATAGCCAACGACAGTGGTAAGCCTGCCAGTTTGAACGAGGAAGATCGATCTGTTGAAGTCCTCGCTACCACTGAAAATCCGGCAGCCGTTTACGACTGGGACCGGGGCATGGTCGATGAGGTCCTGCTTATGTCCGGGCTGAAGATGCCCGCCGGCAAACAGGTGCCCCTGCTGGATACCCATAGCCGGTACTCCACCGCCTCGGTGATTGGTTCGTTTCGCCAGATGGCTATAACCAAAGACGGCCTGGTCGGTCGCGCCTATTTTTCCAGTGTGGCCGAAGCCGACGGCCCTTATACCAAAGTGGCCGAGGGGCATCTCACCGATTTTAGTGTCGGCTACCGCTATGCAACAAAAGATTACACCTGGATACCGGAAGGAGAAACCCAGAAGGTCCAGGGAAAATCATATACCGGACCATTGAAAGTGGTCACCAGATGGCAATTGAAGGAATTAAGCGTCTGTCCAATCGGGGCGGATGAACTAGCAAAGGCAAGGGCTGACAATAAAGCGCCCGCGCCCCAACATAAGGAAAACCTCATGGATCCTAAATTGAGAGCCTTCCTTGAGCGGCACGGACTGCGCAAGGAAGCAACCGAAGAAGAGGCCACCGCCTTTTTTGCAAAGATGAACATGGACGAGATGGCACCGGCAGAAAAGCCAACCGTACCGGCAGGGCTCAGTGCTGAAGAAGCGCGTGCTGCTGCTGATCTGGCTGTTCGCCAGGAGCGTGAAAGATCTTCTGAGATCACCGCACTCTGCGAAAAGCATGGCTGTCGAGCCCTCGCCCCCACCCTGATTGGTGATGGCAGAAGCGTTGACCAGGCCCGCCAGTCTGTCCTGGAAGAACTCGCTAAAAACCCTGGTCCTGCAGGCTACGGTCACAGATCGCCGGCTACCGTCGGTGTGGAAGACCGCGACAAGTTTCGAGCAGCCAGCCAGGACGCGCTGATGCTCCGTTCCGGGCACCAGGTGGAAAAACCTGCTGCCGGACATGACGAGCTGGCCGGGAGATCCATGGTGGAGATGTGCCGCATGTCTCTTGTCCGAAGTGGACAATCCGATGCAGGACGCCCTCTTGAAGTTGTTGGTCGTGCCTTGATGAGCTCAGACATGCCGGTCATCCTGGGCGGAACCGCTAATCTTAGTTTGATGATGGGATATGAGGCCGCCGGGGAGACCTGGGCGGAATGGTGTGCGACTGCGCCGATCTCTAATTTCTTGACCCACAAGTCAGCAAGGGCGAGTGAGGGCGAAGACCTTGATGAGATCCCGGACGGCGGCGAGTACGAATACGAAGAACGTACCGAAGCCTTTGAGAGTTATCAGATCGCCACCTACGGCAAGATTTTTGCCATCACCCGTCAGGCAATCATCAATGACGATATCGGCGCACTGACCGCCATCCCATTTTCCCATGGAGAAGCCGCGGCCCGTAAGGTCGGTGATGTGGTCTATGCAGTGCTGACCGCTAACTCAGCGATGGGTGACGGCGTTGCCCTGTTCCACTCTACCCATAATAACCTTGGCACCAGTGGTGTGTTGACAGAGATCACCATGGGTGAGGGTATCAAACTGATGGGATTGCAAAAAGATATAGCCGGCAAGCGTCGCCTTAATCTCAGCCCGCAGTTTCACATCGCTCCAAAGACGCTGGAAGGTACTCATGAGGCATTCTTCAGCTCCAATCAGTTTGTCGGAGCAGCGACGGATGCCACCAGAACCAATATCTATGCAGGGCCAAAGTATAAACGAGTCTACGATTCCAGACTCGATGATACCTCCACTTCTGCCTGGTATCTGGCGGGACCAAAAGGCAAGACCATTAAGGTCTTTTTCCTCGACGGCGTCCAGAAACCATATATGGAACAGCGCACCGGCTGGTCTGTTGACGGCATCGAGCATAAAGTTCGGATCGACGCCGGATCCAAGGCTATGGACTATCGGTCACTGGTTAAAAACGCCGGTTGATGATAGCCGGTAAACACTAACACCCCCGCCGGGTCAATCGATTGACGCCTTCTTCTCCCGAGAGGCTTAAGCGATTGACCCGGCTCCTCACCATATAAGGAAGGTAGCATTATGAACCCTTTGGACAATAGAAAAAGAGTGGCGGTATTTGAGTACGATTTCGCCAAAGATGGCGGCGCGGTTGGGGATATCACCCTACGCGGCGGAGATATTCCGCCTGGCGCCCTTATTGATTTTGGTTTGATCGATGTTGTAACTGCGCTGACCAGCGGCGGCTCTGCAACGATTGCCATAAAATTGGTCAGTGCCGGTGATCTAAAGGCGGCGACTGCTGTTGCCACCTGGGCACTCAACGCAACTCTGGCATCGACTGCGGTCGGCACTGCAGCGACGACCGTCAAAACCACGGCACGAGTTGTGCCGGTGATGAGTGTGGCTGTTGCTGCATTGCTCACTGGTAAATTTAGAATATCTCTGGAATATACGGTCACCCGCTAAGGTCCGTTGACGATGACCATTCGCGACCAGATAGGCGCCGCTATTACCCAGGCTTTTGGCTCTGATTATTTAGGCCAGGAAGTCGAATATAATGGCGTTCCAGTCCAGGCAATTTTCCACGAAGGCGAAGACCCGGACAGTACCAAGTCCGGTTCTTCCGCCAAGGCGGTTTTGTCTGTCCGGGTGTTAGATGTCTCTACCTGGTCGGTCAATGATCTGGTCAGTGTCGATGGCGAGTTATGGAAGGTCAAGCGGGCCTCTGCCAGACAGTTCAACACCTCTACCTGGTACAAGCACGTTTTGGAGCTTGAACGGGATCGGAGGATGCGCCCATGAGTCTGGTGGCAAGTCAATCATCCCTTATGCCGGGCGTCAAAATGGTTTTTCGTAATCTTGCTGAGTTGCAGCAGGATTTAAAAGCCTATGATGGTATCAGGAAAAAGGCTGGAGTTACAGCCATCAAGGTTGAACTGTTTCGGTTGCGGAAGATTCTCCAGGGCGAACTGAAACAGGGCCAGGTCGCTGGTAGGTCGTTTGCCCCTTTGCAGGTTGTCAGCCGGGGAACGCGACCATCAAAAAAACCTCTTGCCGCGCTGGCTGTTGCCGTCCGGTATAACGTGGTGAAAGAGGGTGATATCACCCATATGTCGGTGGGGTTTGATGGGCCGCAATCAAGCAAGTCATGGCGGCGGATCGCTCATGCTGTACAGGAGGGTGGCGATATCAGCCCGGATTATCACCTGTTTGGCTCAACTCTGCGCCGGTTGTGGATAAGGATTGGCGGAGATTATAAAAAGGGCCGGGGAAAGTCTATCGCCAAGTATTTTTTCCTGCGTAAAACAACTCAAAAATTACACGTTCCGGCCCGCCCGATTATTGCACCTTTCTGGGAGGCGCAGCAGGCAACGGCAACGAGTAATATCATTTCTAATTTTGATAAAAAAATGAAAGGTGAGCGGATATGAATCTGACCGATACCATCGTCGCCGCCATTGCTGCTGACACCGCACTTGCATCCTGGTGTACCACCACTTTTTCCACCAGTTTCACGGTGCAGTCCGGTATCGATCTTGACCGGCTACCGGACCAGGACGAGTACCCGATTGTTATGGTCGCTGAAGTCAGCGCAAGAGAAGGCAAAAACATATCTCAGGAGTCCGCTGATTATGTCATTACCTGCGGCATCATCGATGATGCCGAGCCGACGGTGACCGGCAAAATAAAAACATTTAGACAGGTGGCAGAGCTTGCCGCCTTTAGAAAACTGGTTTTAACCGCCGTGGAGTCTGCCTATTTTTTAGGCGGCTATGTGGCGGAGGTTGAAGTTGAAAACGACCCGGTGGAGATGTTTCCGATATTCTCCACCAATATGGTTGTCAGAATCCACTGCCCGACAGTAATGCGCGGCAGGTGGGTAAAATAATTTTTTATTACGGAGTATAACTATGACCGCAACAGCACTGCAATACATGATCGCCGCCGATGCGGCCATTGTCCTCGACTATGGACTGACCGACCAGGCAGTCGTCCAGGGCCTGAATAAACTCAGCCCTCCAGGGTTTTCCCGCTCGGAAATCACCATTGACGAATTTCGCAACGAGTTTGCCAGAGTCTTTGCCGGGGGTGGCACCTATGACGCCATCACCTTTGGCGGCAACCTGATCGCCAATGATACCCTTGGCCAGAACCGTATGAAACAATATGCCTATGCCAAAACCAAACTGGTTGGCCGGCAACTGCTCGCGTTCCTGGACAACGATCATTTTTTCACGACCGACGTGGCCAACGATCCCAGCTCATCAATGCAGATAGTCTCTGTCAGCTCAGGTGAGACCGGCAAGGACGGTGCTTTCCCGTTTTCCGGAAAAATCGTGCCAAACGGACGACTGGCTATCTATGTCGGCCATATGACCGAGGGCGCTGTGCCGACACTGGCCTTTGTCGATGGTGATGCGTCGAACGACACCATCACCGACAGTGCCGCCGGTTTTGTCACCGCCGGTTTTGTTGCCGGGCAAACCCTGCTCATTCTCGACTCGACCAGTAACGATACCATCGCCACGACTATTACCACAGTGGCCGCCGGTACTCTCACCCTGGCATCAATTGGCGAAGTGACCGCTGAGGCCGGAATTGAAGGGATGGAACTGCACGGCGGAAGTCTGTAATCCAGAAGACAGAATACAGATGACAGATACACCGGGTGACAGAGATTCTGTCACCCGGATTTTAAAGAAATGGAAAAAGGGGAAAAAATGCCAAGGCAAAAACGAAAAATGAGTATGTGGTTCGATTACCCGAAAGATCCTGACAAGGGCCGGGTAGAAATCAGCAACCTCGATGACGAGGACATTGCCGCCATCACCATGGCCAGTATGACCAACAGAACCGTCTATGATTTTGACACAGGCAAACCGGCACGGGAACAAAAGTATTATCACATTTTTGACCGGCAGGAAACCGTGGCCAGATCGGTGACCAATTGGGAAAACTTTTATGATCAGGATGGAGAGCAGATGGCCTGCACCGATAAAGCCAAACGATCCTGGGCGTGCAACAATGACTTTATGGTGTTTGTCAATACCTGTCGGGCGGTGGTCGAAAAGGCCGCGGTGAAGGCGGTGGAGAAAAAAAGAAAAAACTCATCGACTATTCCGGCTGGCTCTCTGGAATAGGTCGCCTCAGTTGCAGTGAGTGCCGGGGGAATTATGCGTCCAGGAACAAGGTCAGGCCCTGGGATAAAAAAAAGAACACCACGCAGATGGTTGAAAAGAAGCACCTAGAGCCACCCTGTATAACCTGCCGGCCAGTCCTCCAACCGGAGAATTACCAGGCGGTGAGTGTGTATAACCAGTGTTCGGATCAGTGGCGACATTGCCAGCAGACCGGACGGCTGGTGATTGACAACATAAATATAAATGCGGTGCTGGATAATATGCAGATGGCCCTGGATGATCGCGCATACCTTTTTGACGAGGTGAAGTGTATCGCCTGCGAGATCGCCGCCACGATTGCTGCCAGCACCACAACAGATACCACACAGACCACGACCACCAGAAACCAACGCGGGGATTTAAAAAGCCATGGCCCAACTCAAAATTGATTTAGTTGTTGATGATAATGGCTCCATCGTCGTCAAAAAGTTTGGCGGCAATGTGGCGGGTTCCCTGGATACCGCAGGGATGTCTGCCGAAAAATTTGGCAAGCGGATTGCCATTGGTGGTGCTGCGCTGGCCGGATTAGTCGGGGTTGCCGGGACGGTTATATCTCTTGTTGGCGGTAAAGGGTTGCAGGTTTTTACCGATCTGGAAAAACGAATGATCGGCGTGCAGAAAACCACCGATTTTACCGGCGCGGAGATGGAACAGTTCGGGGAATCGATCCGTAAAATGCCCCGCGAGTTACCTGTTGCGACCAGTGAGCTGATCGACATTGCCGGGGTTGCCGGGCAACTTGGTGTAAAGGGTGTGGACAATATCACCAGTTTTGCCGAGGTTATGGGGAAACTGTCGCTTGCCACCGATGTGGCTGGAGCGGAAGGCGCGGCATCTATTGCCCGGTTGCTCAATGTCACCGGCGAGGGGGTCGACCAGTTGCCAAAGTTTGGCGCGGTCCTGGTTGGCCTTGGTAATAATTCCGCCGCCACAGAATCTGAAATTTTAGCACTGGCCACTGAAGTTGGTTTAGCCACCTCTGTTTTTGCCGTTAATTCCACCGAGACCCTGGCCATGGGCGCGGCGATGAAGTCGCTCGGCGTTCGTGCCGAGCTGGGCGGCTCGGTCGTTGGTCGGGCCATGCGGACCATCGAGGCATCCATTGCCGCCGGTGGCGAACAAATCGCTTTACTCTCCCAGGTCACCGGCATTGCCGAAAAGGATCTCAAGAGCGCCTTTGGCGAGAACGCCACCAATGTGTTCCAGAAATGGTTGCATGGAGTCGGCGGGATGATCGAAGGCGGCAAGACCGCCGCAGAGTCCCTGGAGCTTTTTGGCTTAAAAGGGGAGGAGGTTTTAAAAGTCCTGCCGACCATGGCGGTCAATACCGGGGTGTTTGATGATGCCCTGTCTCTTGCCAATGAGGAAGTAAAAAAAGGTACTGCTCTCAATATCGAAGCTGCCAAGGCGGGTGAATCGCTGGCCGCGCAGATGGATATTGCCGGGAATATAACCACCGAGATGGCCGCGTCAATTGGTGAGGAGTTGGCGCCCCAGGTAAAAGAGATGATTACCGGCTTCCGCGAGTGGTGGGCGATCAACGATAAGATTGTTACCCAGGATATCGCCGGGGGTATCGGCGAACTGGCGTCGGTTGTCATGGATAACAAAGACAATATCCTGAGCCTGTTTACCGGGGTTATATCCCTGTCTGGCCAGGCAGTACGGGCAATTGGCGGCGTTATGGACTCCATCAACGCCATGGACAATAAAGCCACGGCTAATTCCCTACGTGAGGAGCTGGGCGGCCTTAATGAAGAACTTTACCGCATGCAAAACGGTTGGTTCGGGGTCGGTAAATCCTCCGAAAAAGAAATTGACCGCCAGAAAAATCAGATATCTGGATTACTCGAACTCATTCACGAAGTCGAAGACGGCTCACTGGGCAAAAAACAGCCCGATCATCCAGCCAATAAACTAGCCGATAAGCCGTCCGATAAAGAGTTTATTGACTCCTGGCAGGTAAAAACAAAACTCTCCACAGCGTATGCTGCAACCGTAACCTCCGCCGATAAAAAAATTGTATCCAGCCATAAAGATGCCACAGATAGCATGGTCAAAGAAACCAAGACCATGGGGAAAGCAGAGAAAAAAATATTTGACAAGATGGTGAAGGACAACGCCAAAGGTGCCAAAGATGTCACCGATTCCTGGCTGGAGTCTGTCAAATTGCGTGGCAAGGCTGAAGAGGATCTGGAAAAAGAACAGAACAAACTGATTACTGACCGGATGCGGTTAGAAGAAACCACCAGCGACGAAATCCAACGCCTGACGCTGTCCACCACTGATTATAAATTGGCCAAGTTTGAAGAAGAATACGAGGCCATGGTGCAGCTTGCTGGAGATGATAAAGAGTTGCAGCGCGTCCTGGCCGAATATAAAATCCTTAAACTTGACGAGATAAAAGGGAAAAACAGTGAAACCCTGGCGGAAATGTTTGGTCATTGGCAGGATTTTTCCGAGAATACCGGCAACGAGCTGGGCTATTTTACCAGGGATCTGATCACCGGTCAGTTTGAATCCATTGGTGATGCGTGGGAAGGATTATGGAAAGGGATGCTGGGCACTGCCGCCCAGTATATCGGCAATATTGTCGCTAAATTTGCTGCCG